TTACGCTATGAACTTGTAATAGCAGCTCTGACGTCGTGCTTCAGCTTGCTCACGCAAGTCGCTCATTGGGTTAATCCACTTAGATTGTCCCGTTTCATCCGAAGTCATGATTCTCCCGTCTGCCAGTCCTTCAATTAATGAGTGATAAAGATCGTCCCTTATGGGGGCATCATTGGACAGTGCACCGGAAGCTCGATAATCAATCTCCAGCGCTACCGTAAAAAGCATTAAGCCCATAAAAATATGCGCTAATAATTAATAACCCACTGCGAAAAAATAAGCCGCAGTCTCGCCACTACCAGCAATATAGTTAAAGGCGGTGCGGTCGGTTAGTTGCGCGTATATATTCTGGTCATGAAAACTTCCTGCCCATGCAAGAGTAAGCTGAACGTTAAGACACGCGTTAGGGAAAGCTATAGGAAAAGCGATCTTTGTAGAATCTCCAGAACGACGAGCAATTCCCCACTGAAAAATTAGCCCTGTCGAACCATCCTTAAACCAGCCATTAGAAGCCCTGCTTGCCGTGTTTTTAGCCTGATAGCGAGCGTCAAAGTTACCCACGTCGGATGGCATTAATTGTCCCGCAACAGCAACTCCACCAGCCACAAGGGAAATAGAGGAATTGGTGAGGTAGTTACCTAAGGTTATATTATCCGAATTACTGGAACCCTGCCCTAGATAAAAATGATTGGTATTGTCTGCCTTACGACCAAAGAAATAGTACCCAGCACCCGCCGTTTTGGGCTTGATAGTCAGGGCGCGCTGATCACCGCTAATTTCTACGAACCCATTAATTACGCCACCTGCACTTGTTACGTCGTATTCCCATGACGACCAGATTTTACTGTCCCCCCTGTAAAAACGACGATAACAGATATTTGAATTATAGGGCCGGTATTCCTGCGTACACCCTTCGGAACTGCCTCCGCTATTCTGGATAACATCAAGCGATCCGGCGACTGTTACAGGATAACCATTAGCCGCCGTCGCGTTTGCCGTGTACTGCTGAAAATAGCGACCAAATTTTGAGCCAGTCAGCGTGTTCAGGTGTGTGGTTCCCAACGCCCCACCATTAGGAATGGCGCTAACGTCGCTAGCTGTTACGCTGTCTTTTAGCGCTAGCTTGCCGAGACCGAGGTTTTTCCTGGCCTGCTCTACGTCGTCAACGTCTGATAGATTGTTCTTAATCAGGAGCGCCAGTTCATGCTTTGCCTGAATCATCTTGCCGATGGCGGCAGAGAGTTGCGCGCGGTCGTTTTTTTTAAGCTGAATCCCGGCTCCCTCGATAACGGCGCAAATCTCCTCCTGAACCGAATCGAAAAAGGTCTCATCGAGCTGTGTCGCCGGAACGCCGAGCGTCGGATCGCCAGCCGTGAAGCCGTTTTTGCCCGCGCCGAATTTGCCCTCTTGTGCTGTAGGGGTGTCTATACGATGCAAAGTAATTACCTCATAAAAAAACCCGCCGGAGCAGGGTTAACTGTGAAAAGAAGCGCTTTATTCCGTGTACGCGAACACGGCTTCTGTATGAGAAGGAGCGAGCTTGTTGATCACGCATTCAATAACCGTATCGCCCCAGGTGCGGAGGCTGTCCACGCAACTTGATGCGCATGTCATAACGTCAATCGTCGCGAGCGTCGGAATATTCACCTGCCACAAATAACGATAGTCATTGTCCGTAGCGATATCCGGGCGTGGGTTCTCGGCCTCATTTTGATACTGCGTGATTGAAACAGACCGATAGCCGAGCGCGTCGAGCTGTCGCCGGTAAAACGCCTCGTTAATGCCGCCGTAACCGTTGACCTTTGCCGCCAGTCGCCGCTGGCGCTGCGAGAGGGTTTGCGTCTCCTCGATGGTGCATTCATCAGGCAACCCGCATAACGCCTCGTAACGGTCGAGGAGCTGCACCGCCGCCCCCGGATCAATCTCGCGCATTAATGCTGACGATTGCGCATGTACCCGCGCCATAGACGGCGCGAGCCCTTCAAGGAGGGGATTATCCCCCTCCCAGGCGGGGCCTGGCGGTAAAAGCCGTTTTAACAGGCGGGTATATTCGTCCTCTACAGCCACGTACCCTCCTCAATATCGAGATAGGAGTTATCCGTCGCGGTCTTGCCTTTGTACTCGACAGTAACCCGGACATGAACTGTCCCCGGAGCAATGCCGGTTGCTTTCACGCCGCTGTTATCTGCACTCGGGGTAATGACGCAAAGGGTCGACGGGTCAGGCTCGCCCTCGCCTGCCGGGACAAAGTCCCAAGTGATGTTAACCCCATCCAGCGACGGCAGATTCTCAGGCGTAAAGGTGGCGGTCGCGAATGCGTCCGGGCGGTCCGGCAGCGTGACGGGGTTCGGTGAGAACGAGCCCAGGGCGACATCTATTTCGATGTCAGATTCGTTATATTTCGACCAGGTTATCTCCCCGATTACCGGCAACTCATAGGAGCCGAGCGATACGTCTTTCGCTGGCAAAATCAGGCGGTGCGCGAACTGGTCAGTCGCCAAGCTAATCGCCTCACTGATACGCGAAAGATAAATCTTTCCTGACGGCTTGCCATCCCTGAACAGCGCCGATTTAATCTCTTTCGTTACCGCTGCCCTGATTGCCGGAGTATCTTTCGCAAGCGCGATTTTGAAGTCGATTCTTCTCAGCGTCGGCGGGAACACAAACAAGCCTGAACCGGCCACCGGCGCAAGTGGCAGAATGTACTGTTTAACCGCTTCGATTAGCGTCTCATCCGGCACCGGATTGTCTAAATCGCTGTTAGCAGGCATCACGCCAACCGTCCCGCGTCCGGCATGATGGCGAAACACCCAAGCGCGGGTGATCCCCGCGACATCGGTCGCCCATATCCGGTAATCGGCATCCGCGCCGCCCTGCGGCGTGTAGTACCAGCGAGCCATGATTCGCGAGCGCCAGTCCTCCAGCGCTTCTAAATCCGTCCCGCCCTCAACCGAATCCGCATAGCCCGTTGAGGAGAGTCCGGCGACAGGCGTCATCAGGCGGAGCGGCGTTTTGTCATCGAGGTTTCCGCCTGTCCCCGCGTCAACCGCTTCAACAGGCGCACGGAGAACCCCCTCATCGTTGACGGTCGCGTCTGCGATCGTTACATACTCCTTTTGCTCGTCAGTCTGCATTTCCGTCCCGGCGGGTAGCGTGATCCCTGACGACACGCTCTCCCATCGCGCATAACCGCCCGCCGTGGTTGGTTGTTTGCGCGGGACTTGTTTCAGGTTCCCGTGTCGCGAAAGCCACTCCTCATCCGCAAGGTCAGGAAGCATGTTTCGCGCTAGATAGTCGAGATAGCCATAAAGCGTGTGAACCGCAGCCGCCATCACGCGAGAATAGACTTCTGCATCAAGGCGACGCAGGGCGACGTCCGTCTCAAATCGCGTGAGTAAATCACTTCTGATTGTGGCGATCAGATTTGGCAAATCTGGACGCGAGAAACCGGAGTCAGCCATTTAACACCTCCTGCCATATGTCATCGAAAATAATTGCGTGTTTGCTGCCGTCCCGCTGCCAGATAACAACTTCCAGTTGAAGCGAGTTAATCCCGGTTCGGGTGGCGGCCACGTCGACGCGCGCGGCGACGCCGTCCTCCTCCATCCAGGCGAGCGCCTGGCGTGCGTAATCCTTCGTGCGCGTCGCGGTTGCGTTGGTCAGTTTGCTTCGTTGCAGCAGGTACAGGCGGGAGCCGATCCGGTCGTTCCCGACACTCGGGAAAGTGTCTCCCCACCATCCGAAAGGCATTTCGGTATCGTCGTCCGCCTCCGCGCGTCGCCAGGAAAAAAGCGAAATGATCACGGAGCGGGTAAGGTCGTCGAAATAGTCGGTCGACTCTTTCAGTAAGCCATTTACAAAGATGATCATGCGTTACCCCATTGAAGCAGAAGGGCCGGTCGTTTCTGCGGTTTCACCCTGGGCGGTGTGCTTGTGTCCGTTATATGTGGTGCGGATTGCCGACATGGTGCCGACGCCGTCGGATACCTCGCCCGCCGCTGAAAAGTCCCCGCTTGTTGTGATGGTAGGCGTCGTGAATGAGACGCCGGAGGATGCATTAACGACGAGCTGCGGGGCGTTGAGCGAAATTTTCGACTCAGCATTAACCACAAGCTCGGATGTCGTTATCTCGGTGACGCGCCCGCGTTTGAGAACAATCGAATCTCCCTCGTCCGTGTAGACGGCCACCTCGCCAGACTTGAGCCCTTTCAGCCGGTAACGCCGGTCAGAAACAGAGATAACAACGCCGTGAGAACGGTCACCCGACGGGAACAGGACAACCGCCTCCGCGCCTGCGTGTGCGGTTGACGTAAAGCCGTAAGGCTCGATGTATTCGACGTTCTCTTTCGTATCCCCGGCAATCAGTTTTAACCCTGCCGCCTGGCATTTTCTGGAGGAGTCCAGCGCCGCCAGAACGGCGCGCGCCGCGAGATTAGAAATCGCCTGCTTAATACCCATCAGAACACGATCTCCTTTTTCGCCTTTTTGGTTTTTGCTGCGGCGGGCTCCGGGAGATACGCATCAGCGGGCGCGACGCGGAGCTCTGTCGTTGTCCCCTGATCGCCCTTAATGAACGTCACCTCACCGATAACCAGCTCCTCGTTATCGAAGCCGCAAAACGGGTCGTAGACGATAACTTTCATGTTCGGTGCCCACAAAGCGCCGTCACCCTGACGCCAGCCCTGAACCGTGTAAGTCGTTTCGCGTGTTTTCGCGGTGCGCTGCGCCTGCTCAAACTCGCACCGGGCCTTACAGGTCGCCGATGTCGCCGCGCCGCTTTGCTGGATTGTATGGGGACGGTAACGGGTGATCGCGCTGTCACCGCTTTTTTGTTTGATAGCGGCGATGGTTGCCTCGCCGAAATCGTCGTCCGTTCCCGGTCGCTGACCGGTGACAAGATACTCAGAAAAACGGTTTTTGATGCTTCGCTCGGTATCACACGACAGAACGTTTTCACCCAAGACGAGCGCCGTCGCGGCTTTCGCCGAACCGACCACGCCGAGGACGAGTTCGCCCTTTTCGTTGTCGTAAACCAGCACCTGAACCTGACCGAGAAGCCGGTAAAGGCAGTCAATAACCGTTTCGCCGTGCTGCGGCTGCGCATCAATGAGAGCGGTCGTCGGCGCGCCTGCGTCGATGACATTCACTTTAAACGGCTCGGCCAGCGAGGCGGCAATCTCCGCAAGCGTTGCGCCGGTGTGCTGCAATGGCGTGGCGGTGCAATCAATCAGATCGCCGGTTTTGCTGCGTCCGACTATCGCCATGCTTAACGAGCGCGCGTCGTAGCGAACGGGCGTTGCCTCAACCCACCCGGTGAGGACAAGATCGTCGCCGATTTTGACCTCGACCGCGTCGCCGTTTTTTATCTGCGGCTTGGGCTCTGTCGCACCGGGCCATTGCCGGGTGATTTCAACGTTAAAATCACGCGCGGCGCGGTCAATCCCGGCGGATATGCGAACGGAGGTCCACCCGCCCCACTCGCGCCCGTTCACGCGTAAGAAAACGGTGTTATTCATCGGACAGGAACCCTCAGCGGCACCACTGGAACAAAGCCGGGGTGCGCTATGTTGTTGCGATAGAGAATGTCAGTTTCCCTACTGGCGTCGTCGAACCACTGCGCCGCCAGCACAACCGCCGGGAGCGATTCGGACGGCGTTACAGAGACGGTTTTCTCCACCTGCGCCAGACGCGACGAAATATCTTTGTTAAGGTCGGCCCGGAGCGTCGTCAGCGCCATAAAAACGGCATCGTCGGTTGTGCGGGCCTGCTCGCTGTCTATCGCCGCATTAAGCGCGGTGCGGATATCCGTTAAGTCGTCCCAAGTTGCCGGTGTGGCGCGGGCCGTGGTGGCGGGCTGTGAATCCAGCGCGGGGTGATTGATATTGACAATATCCGATACGGGATTTGCGCCCCCCTGCAACGCCCTGTTACCCGGCGGCGTCGGGATTTGCGCGACCGCGCGCGCCGCTTCGGATATTGAGACGACGCGCATTGTCGAGGCGACAAGGTTCGTTTGGGCCTTGCGTGAGGCGGTTGTCCCGCTGTCTGTGCTCCAGATGCCGCGAGGCGCTAACCCGGAATCAACGGTAACGCCGCTGATGGTCTTAACCATCGTGACCAGGTCCGAGGCGTCGCCGGAAAGCCGTGTCCCGGCCCGCCAGGCTTTTTGCAGGTTGCGAACAAAATCATTAGCGGAGCTTGGCGGCATAAGGATCACCGACAAATCGCCCTGAACAAGTCGCATGGCGGCGGAGATACCGGAATCAACCATTGTGAACGCGTCGGCGATAACGTCGTCGAACGCCCCCGGTTTAATCACTTCGCGAAATGAGCCGAAAATCAGTTCCGAACGGCTGTTAAATACGGACGCATAGCCAATAATTTTGGTGGGTTCGCCCTCAACCTCAGCGGCGCGGACTTCACCAACGTAACAGCGCTTTTCAATATCACTCATTGTCAGGATTTCCCTCCGGGGTTTTGTCTTTACTTCCGCTTGTCTGCGCGGCATTGACCGAAACGAGCATCTCATCAAGCCCCGGAACCGGGTTTTTATCTTCCAGCGCTCGGACTTCGTTACGGCTTAACCAGCCGTCGGTGATTGCGTAGTGGTAGAACTCGGCTCGCTCTTTCGGCGTACCACGCAACAGCCCGGCCAGATTGAATTTGACGTAATAACCGGCGGCCAGCTCCTGCCGGGTAAACAGGCGGCGATTTAGCTCCTGCTCCCAATTAACAACCCACGGCATAATCGTGAATCGCACGAACTGAATCGACTGCTCGGAAATGTTGGAAAACGTCGCTTTTTCGAGGTCGTTAATCATGTGCGCCGGCACATTGAAAATCCCCGCTATCATGCTGCGGTTTAGCTTCATCATTTCGACGAGCTGCGCGTCTACTGGCGATATGGTCAGAGCTTTGTAATCCAGCTCGGCAGGGAGTAAGAGCGTTTTGTTTTCCTGCGAACTGAGCGCGGCAGCGGCTTTCTGCCAGATTTTTTTAAGCCGATCCCACGATTTATCGTTCAGCTCCTGCTTAACGGACACTATCCCCGCTGGGCGCGCATTGCCGTTAAAAAAGCTCTCTGTGTACTTCTGCCCCGAGAGTCCCAGGCCGATAGTTTGCGCGTGCTGCATAATCGGGGAGATCCCCCATTTGTCGCAGTTACCAATCGCCTTAATATGAACCATATCGTCGGGGTGAACCGACCAGCTCCCTTCGTCGGTGTAAATACCGTATCGCCAGCGGCCATCAAATTTAGTCAGACACGACTCCCACGGCATCCGGTGCGCCAGCTCGATAACCTCGCCGCGCCGGTTGCGTTTAATCTCTGTGTACGCATTGCCCCAACCTAAAACGTGGCGTTGCATCAGCTCGCGCCATTTATACGAGGTCTCCCACGGGTTCGGCTCGTCATGAACGAGATGGAAAACTGGATGTTCTGTTGCCTGCCGAACGTTTTTCCCTTCGCGCCGCAAAACGTGTAGGGGCATTTGCGCCAGGTTCGACGAGAGAACGTAAATACAGGAATAAACCGCCGCTAGTTTCATAGCCGTCTCAGGCGAGACAAAAACGTCTGAAACCATGCCGGACGTTGTCGCGATATTTTCGCCTGTCAGCGGTGTGGCGGGATTTTCGGGATTACCCTGCCCTGCGTTAGGGTCAGAACGGAAAAACGCGTCGAGTAACATCAGCGCCTCCTGTTGCGAGCCATTGCGAGCCCAGTTATTAGAAAACCGCTACCAGCAACCGCCAGTGCCGGAGCCAGACCAAAGCGCAGGTAGCTGGCAGCAACAAGCAAGCCAAAGCCTGTGACGCCAAACAGATCGGGGAGTTTCATATAGCTAGAATGTCCTCGTCGTCGAGATTAGAAAGGAAATCGCCTGGCTCGTTGAGCATGGCCCGGCCAACACCCATCATTGCCGCGACTGCGCCGTCAATTTTGTTCTCGTTGCCCTCTTTGGTCGGACGGACAACATCGTCAGAGCCTGCGTAATACTTGCCGACAACGTTCTGGATGCACCAGGTCAGGATCGGGTTTCCGTCATGATGGAAACGGCCAGCCGCGAGCGCGGCCTCGATTTCTCGCATCGGGTCGGACATGTTCGTAAAATTCTGCGTAATGGTGACAGGATTTAGCCCTTCATCGTTGAGCATATGCGCCAGTGACGTCGCGCCGTAAGGGTCGATGGGGCATATCTCGATTTTCACCGTGTCACGGAGCCTGAGAATCGACTCGAAAATCACCCGATAATCGACTTCTGCGCCATCGGTGGGGATCAGCACACCTTGATTAACAAACGACTGATAGCGTTCGGCGGTGCTTTTTAGCTGCGGATCTGTTGAGTAGACCGTATCCTCTGGCACCCAGAACTGAGCGCCGATGCAGTAAAAATGTTTAAGCCCATCGATTTCCCGCATGAATACTGGCACCACGGCGTTGAGGTCGAGCTTTGATGCCAGGTCGATCCCGAGATAACACGGCTCCCCCTCAAAATCGGCAAGCGTCAGCGACGGGTCGGCAGCCTCCTGCCAGCGCTGCATGTTGTAAAACGCGGCTTTACTTGAGACCCAAAGGTTGAAGTGCTTGGTAAGGATCTTGTTAGTCTGGCTCGGGGTGGTTTTTGCAAGCTCCTGCTTGGCGCGCAGAAATTCAGGCTTGAGCGAAACGCCAAGGTTAGGGTTCGCTTTCCGAATGGCTTCCTCAGTGGTCCAGTCGTCATCCTTATCAAGGGTGTAAATGATGCCGAAAATCGTCTCATTTGCACCGTCAGTGCGAATGCCTTCAAGAATTTCCACCACCTGTGAGCGCTTGTCATAACAGGGCGAGGCAATATCGTAGCCCGCTGTCGTGATGATGAGCGTCAGAGGCTGTTCACGCGCCCCTTGCCCGGTCGTCATTGTTGTGTAAAGCGCATCTGTGGCGTGTTCGTGATACTCGTCAATAATCGCACAGCTTGGCGAGTCACCATCACCAGGATCGCCGACAATCGGCGCAAACACCGAGCCATCTGGCCGGGTCATTTTTTTTGCCCACGGCTTTATTGAGAAGCGCTTACGCAGCGCCGGGAGTGTCTGCACCATTTGGCGCGCAGGTTCAAAGACTTTAAACGCCTGCTTTTCTGTCGTGGCTCCGCAGTAAACTTCAGCGCCGTGCTCGTCGTCCGCGCAGAACATGTAAATGCCCACGCTGGCAGCAATGAGTGATTTCCCGTTCTTACGGGGAACCTCGATGTAAATCTCCTGGAAGCGGCGAAGTCCATCTGATTTGCGAACCCAGCCAAACGAAACGCAGAAACAAAACTTTTGCCAGTCCTCCAGCGTCAGCCGGAGCTTTTTACGGGCCCATTCGCCGGACGTGTGGGGCATTTTTTGCGAGAAGCGACAAAAACGCTCGGCTTTATCTCTGTCGAACCTGTATGGCCAGCGCTGATCTTTGGCCCGCTCAAGGTCATTAAGATGGCGCTGACACGCGAGCTTTACATAACGGCAGGCGAGAATCTTCCCAGCGACAACATCCCGCGCGTAGCGATTCGCGTCGTTAACGTTCGGATAAGTCGCCATAAGTTAAAACTCATCAAATTCATTTCCCTCTTCATCGTCAGGCGTACCCGCACCGAGCATACGCGCACGACTCATTGGGTCCAGGCCCAGCAACGAGCCAAGCCTGGCTATCTGCGCTACGGCATCGTTTCGAACATTAATCGCGGGATGTTTTTTGATGCCGCTCTCGCCGGTAGCGATGATCCCGCCAGTTGCGATCATCTTCTCGGCCTCGATCATGAGGTGAAATGCATTGCAGTAGGCCATGAGGACAGGAGCGTCCTCCGGTTCAAATAAACCACGCTCAATAAGTATCTTTGAGGTGCTTTTCCAGACCTTCACAGCAACGGCGCTCATTAGCTCTTGCGGCGGTCTGATATTTGTAATTGAGCTTTTGCCGCTTACAGGAAGATTCTTCTTTCGACCTCCACCAGCGGCCCGGACTCCGGCCATAAATTCACCTCCTGGTTGAGCAAGAAACCGGCAAAAAGCCCCCCGGAAAAAAATTCTTATTTCTCACGCGTAAAAATTTAGCGGGGCGGGCAGTCTGGAGCGCTTTATTCCCCAGAGATTTACCCCCGCCCCTCCCTGCTAACTCTTCCTGATGCCCTGCATCTTTCACCGCATCACGTTCAGTCGCTCTCTCGCTGTTTTAGCCTTGTGATGTTCAGAGCAAATGCATTCGAGATTACTCGGGTCGTCTGTGCCCCCGTGAGCTTTAGCGATGATATGGTCGACGCTTGAACCGGGACGAATGACACCCTCACGCTTACAGGTCTGACACAACCCTTTGTCGCGCTTGATAACGAGGTTCCTTACCTTTCGCCACTCAGCACCATAGCCTCGCTGTGCTGCTGACTGCCCTTTATTGTGCCGATCCCAGCCAGCGCCTTTATGCACTTCGCAGTATCCGCTTCTATCTGTAGTTGATTTACCACATCCACGCTTACGGCAGGCTTTAGGAATTCTTGGTGGCATGATTGATCCATCTATAAAACAGGACAGTTCACAGGAAACTGGCATCAGAAGTAGCTAGCGGGATAAGTGTTACTTTCGTTTCGGGGCTATGTTGTGTTAATCAATTGGCACTCATCATAAAAAGATACAGCCAAGGTCCTTCCTACCTTCACTTCAAAAACACACATGTACACATTGGAATGTCTGTACAATTATTCTTAGATAATTCTTAGAAAGTGATTATTTCCTTGCACAATTCCTTATATAAACCAGGCTCAGGGTAATGGTTTGCAAAGAAGCAATACTCACCCAAACAAGCAATTGCAAAGGGATTTTAAGTCACCTCCAACGAGAAATGATAAAAATAACTGGAGTATGTGCAAATCAGAAAAGATAGCAAAATACCAGGGAAAATTACCAATTCTGCTTTTGGAATAATAATTAAAAAAGTACTATATCCTGTCGTCGCCCCAGACATGGGGCTCTTTTTAAAGAAACGGCAGACAAAGTGACTTCTGTAAATTCTTATAAGAAAAATAAAAAGCCTCAAAGTTTTTCTAGCCAAAGCTAGACATTGCCTCAAATCAATATTTAAAGTCTCATATTATAAATAATATAACGATGTCGAGAGATGCCTTGCATCCCCCTCCGGGGTAACGCCATATAAAACTCAGGAGGGTATTTTTTGATAGATAAATTTTATAACCATTTGATACGTTTGGTTCTGACCTAAATTAAAAACAAGGGGCTACTCTTTATCCCAACGAGTCTCTATGTTGTTGGCATTTGACCAAAACATGTCCATAAAAGGTAGTAGGAAGGCGATTTCTAACGACTGAGGATGAGCCAATATCATTTTCGTAATTGTAATCATCACGTGTGATTTTAAACTCCGCAACTTCATACAGAAAGCTTGGTAATGTTTTGCCATGGTATTCGTTGTCAAATACCTTGATGATGTAATTATCCCCATCCATTTGAATCACATCGTATCGAACTAAACGACTGTTATCATTAGTGTTTATGTAATGAGTTTCAACATCAGACATGATCATTATATCGCCCTTTCACAAACCTCACCTTAAGTAGATGATAGTGAAAGATTACGTAATCAGCTTTGAGTTATTTCACATTCTCAGTTAGCTCACATGTAATGGAAGCGACAAAAAACCGCCCGAAGGCGGTTTAGTCACATAGCGTCAAAACTGAACTTACCTATCACTTACGATGGAATCAAGAGCCATGAGGTCTAAGGGCTCTTCATCTGGTGGCAAGTTTCCCGGCTCAACAGGTACCGGAGTGTCTGACGGTAAAGGCTCATCAACATCGGGTAGTTGCGACATGGTGCCTCCAACATGGGATGCCTAAAAGCGGCTTTAGGACTATTTATTTTTTGTCCTGTTGGGGCTTTTTGTTATCCGTCTCTGAGCGTTTGTCGGAATCCTGCTCTTTTTCGTTCGCAATATTCATGATGTAACTTTTCATGGGTAACTCCTTTAGGTTGCAGAATTTTTCTGCAACCTAACTATAGTTGTCAGATCATAATAATGATAGCGAAACGGAATATAGAATTTTATATCGCTTACTTTCTATGTGGTTAGCCGCCGCACAAACTACTCAGAAAGTAATAAAATGCTGATATGTGATACTGCGTAGGGATACAATAGCTTAAATCTGCCTTAAAGCCGGTCAGCGACATCCCGGGTAAAAGAGTTGAAGCTGTAAAGAAAAGGCCAAGCAATTACGTGGCCTTTTAAACGCCAGGTTGAACTCAAAAGCAACCACAGGAGCCACCCGGAATTGCTATCTGTAAGCCATACAGACTAGAATGTGTACGAATGAGTCTTTAATAACAAAGGAAGTTTTCAATGAAGAAGAATCATCTTGTCATGCTCATTAGTGGTGTAGTAATCCTTTCGGGATGTTCCGCTTTTCAAAAGCATCATGGTATCAATTGGGGTGATGGCCCTTGCCCTGCGCCTGCCGCAAATGAAATCCACAATGGCAATCTCAAAATTGAGGATGGCCGGACACTTAAATGTCAGATAAGACCTTACGTTAGTAATATGGCTTGTCAGGGCATAACTGACCGCACGAATGCTGATGGCGTTGTGTGCCAGAATGGCGTGGGCGACACCGCATTTTTCATTTTCGATGAAAAAGGTGTGCTAAAAAATCATAAATTATAATTAAAGCGTTGACAGGAATGCCCGCCGGCACATGCGATTGTCATTTCAAACACTGTTCTGTTATGTGCTTGATGTAACCCTAAAATCATGCTCGTACTGGTTTCGATTCTTCCTCTAAGGGTGAGATAATCCCTTTCCGTGGTCTCAGCACCTTGCAGGGGGCTTTCATCATCCATGCTGGCGGCGTCCGAAATCTCATTCGCTGGACAATTGCGTTGAGCCGCAACCACCTACGGCCTATACCAAGATCGCGCACAGAGTAAGCCTTATTTTTCTGAGCGCCTCTAACTCCTCCTTCGTATGTTTCGTATCGATCGCAGATCCTCGCGCTGAGTGAGTCGCATATCTCGCACACCATCTTTATCAGGATTTAACTCTCGATTAATTTCCATTTAAGTTGCTTATGATTATGCGAAGTAACTCACTGTGCAGGTTGGAGCTCAGGCTCTGCTCTTAAGTGCGATGTTACCTACGATTGGTAAAGGTAGTGGCTTTTAGGAAATGATCGGTGGCATAAAGCAAGCACTAAACGCAGCAGCGGATGCAAAAGAGGATACTTTCAAATCTGAAACGACAGTTTTTCTAACTCAGTTCAACGCACTACTGTCGGTGTAGGAGCTCTTGATAAAGAAAAAGCTGAGTTTGACGTCACAAGGCTTTTTACGCTTACTTCTTCGCTATCGAACGACAATAGCCTTAAAAGGCATCAGTACTTTGGAAATGTAGTGGAACTCGGTGAAAAGCTTTTGATGGCATTTTCAATCTCGCTCTGCGAAGGTTCTAGGTCAGATACGCCAATAAGATAAGGTACTCCACTATCAGATATATAAGTGGTTATGAAAAAAGTTACTGTTCCGGCTTCGTGTTTGACAGGTATATGATTAATGACTCTTACCCGAGTTGCTATTTTTACAACTTCGCCAGTCCAACCATCGCCGAATAGCATAACATCATTCATAAGTATTCCTGATGCATAGGCTTCGTGCGAAGCCCGTTAAAAAGAAAAGGCCACGCAAAAGCGTGGCCTTTGTGTATCGTTTATCAGGGTTGAACGACAACATTCAGGTATTACCGGAAAATGTTAGCATTTGGCCAAATAAACTGGCTTCAATAATCTAATCTGGTGCTGGCTTGATCACGGAAGTTAAACTCATCCTAACACATTATCGCCAAAAGCAATCAAAACAAGCGAAACCAATCGGCAGCACCAATCAATATATCGAGAATCGCTTATACTTAACAGTAAATAGCGTAAGTTAGTTTAAATTAGCGCAAAAGACCACCTTGGCAGTTTATAACCCTATCATGAGAATTTTTTTTACTTTTTTTAGCTAAAAAAAGCACAAGAAACAGACCAGCACACCAAAAAAAATCAATAAAGCAGTGAGTTGTACCATGACTGCCAGCGATATTTATCCAACCTTAACTGTCTCAGACATTGCAATGTCTCAATATCAGCCAATAAATCTTCGTCGCTGTTTCTTCCAGCATCATTTGCTTTGCAAGGGGGCTCCATCAAATCCGCTGAGGGCATTGGCAGCATCGATCGCGCGCTGCCGCAACCGCACAGCATCATTGTCAAACTTACACATAGAACGATTCGGAGACTGGACATATTTAATCACATCACGATTGATAACCTGGTAAACGACTCTTCCTTCATGACTGGTACGGGCAGCTTTAATCTCAAAAGAACGAGCCGTTTCTTCAGCTTTTGCTTTCTTACTTGCCGCCATTGCGTTTACGTAACCAGAGTGGGCAGTCCACCCAGCGCGCCAGGAAAGCAAACCCGAGAGCACAAGAAGCAATATATAAATTACAAAATTCCCGATGACCTTCATTGCTGATCCCACATGCAAACCTGAAGTTCAACTTCTCGCCGACTCATCAGCCCTTTCCACTTCTTTCCACCAGCATAAACCCAGCGCTTAAGCTCATTGCATGCCCCAGCATAATCACTGTCGTTAAGCTTTTTCATCAGGGTAGATTTGATGGCTGCTGAGGGGCCCACGTTGTAGGCAAATGAATAAATAGCGGCGCGTTGGGTATCAGTAGTATGTACCCTGATGTGAGGATCAATCTGGCGAGCAATACGTGTCATATCAGCTTGGGTAAGCGCATCACACTCGGCATCGGTGTAACGCTTACCCGGAATGATATCCTTGCCGGTATGTCCATCACAGACCGTAAGAACGCCAACTACATCCCGATAAGGCACATACTCGCGCCCTTCTAAGCCGTCTTTACCAGCAACCATTGCGGTGGCAATAGCAATAGCCCCACCGCCCACAGCTGCTACGATTCGTTGTTTTAATGCCGGGGACATTATTCTCCCGTTGCGGCTTTACGCCGATCTTCTTTGATTTTGAAATAGAGGTTGGTCAGGAAGGTAAGGAAGCCGAATACCAGGCTGCCGAGTACACCAATAGCCGCCCACTGTGATGGGGAAACTTTATCGAGGAGCTGGAGCACCCAAAACCCGGCATTACCTACAGATGTACCATAGGCAATGCCTGTCGTTAATTTATCCATTTGATACATACTCTCACCTCCTCTGTTCAGGGAAGTGTTCTGTGTTAAGACAGGAGTGGAACGGGGATATAGAAAAGGTCAAAAAAAAGCCAGCTCGGACAAGCTGGCCTTAAAAGGAACCTTATAAATAATAGTGCCGGGTGCTTCCCGGTGAGACTTTGACTGGCAACAAAGTCTCGCATGCTGCTCACCCTTGGACTTAGCCAGTAATGCCCCACCGCACAGGGGGATTCACCATTAAAAGTGATGGATGTCTATCGAGCATGCCAATGCAACGATGACAAAAATTTAGCATTGGCCCCTAAATTTTCAAGCCATTACCGATAAATAAAGTTTTAACCAAAAAAAAGCCAGTTCGGCAGAACTGGCAACATGCGTGACTTCAGGACGCTCCATAGCCCTTGTTCTGTAACGTACTATTCTCCCCCTGAGTTGGTTAGGTGCGGCTCATCTCAATTTTAACAATGAAGATGGACTCGGCACTCCATACCGGAAGAATTCGCTACAGCTAATTATTCGCACCATGTGAGGGGCGCGCTTTAAAAGTAGCAAGTCCTGGGACGAAAAGGATCGCTGGCATTAACGAAAAAGGTTTTATTTTCATATCGAGATTATTATCAACTTTTTAGTTTCCAGCACATTTGCAAAGTTGGAACGCCAGATAACATGAAAAGGCCACCTCTCACACAAAAAGCTCTATACCCAAACAACAAGGCGTTTATAGAACGTGCCTATGTAAGGAGCAGGAGCGTATCTCTTTACTGGACGTCAAAAGAGTTTTTGTAGGAAAGCCAATCATGCCAGACGTTCTCTGGGTCAACGTCAGGATAACCACGGCTCTCATTCATTTTTAAAGCGATATCGTCAGGCATTACCATACCGACTGCGTTATCGCGCAGTGTCTCAACCTCTTGTTGCGTCAACTCGCGACCGAGTTCTTTCTCTTTCGCAGTAAGTAAAACGATGAGAGCCGGAATAAACACCAGTGCCATTTGTTGCCTCTGAAGGTAGCGGTAATGGAATCCATATTATCCGATGGCGCATGTCGCAGAAACAAAAAACCCGCACAAGGCGGGTTAGATACAATAGAGGCAATATAACATAATGCAGCCAAATTTACCGGTTTTAGTTCGGTTTTGCAATAACTTGTTTGTAATTTGCTACCTTTTGCTTCGAACGTGTTTTTGCTGCATCTATTACGGCCCTCTTATCCAGATACAGAAAATTGGCTCTCATTTGCGCCCACCGTGCGGCATATCCTTCCGACCACGCAGATTTAGTTACCCCAACCATCTGCGCCAGCTCCCGGGCTTTGTAGCAGCCTTGCGGCACGTTTCGTAACTCGCGTTTAACGTCCTGCGCCGCCAGCCATACCAACGCACGTAAACGCTCCAGTGTCTTACCGGCGATGCGCTGTCCTTTGAGTTCCTTGCTGAAAGCCTCCCATCCCCAGCGTACTATCTCGACCTGATGTGCATAACGTATGTTTTCGGAGTAACACCAAAGCAGCCAGGCGCATTCGGTTTCATCAAGCGCCAGTACAGCCCGACGCCAGCTCGCGGTAGCGTATTCGACGGGAAGCACCAGCGCGATTGATGAACCTTTGGCTCTGGACTGCACTCCCGGTACGGGTGGGTTATGTAAGGTAATCATCTCCCCGGTTTCCTCGTCCCTAACCTTCAGGCGCTTTCGCTTAAAGCGGTTCGTGGCTAATTGAGCGTTTTCTGCGAACGCAACGAGTTGCCCCTTGGTTGACCCGCTTAAATCAGCGGTCGCGGTAATGAGTTGCTGACGGATGTATTCGTAATCCTGTGCTATCACTCTTCAATCTCCGTGACTTTAATACCCAGACGACCACCGGGAATGACTTCCCCGCGTATTACTTTCAGCTCGTCTATTTGCGAGTCGTTTTGCATGAAACCGCCCTTCTCCAGTGAGTCACAGACCGCTTTGAGAATGTTGTCGATATCGCGGCGGCGCTTATCAGGCATGTTCGCAATAATGCGCAGCCTCAGCCGCGCAGGGGTGTTTATGTCGAGCTTGAGGATATGCAGGATCTCCTGCACTGCCCGACGATACTCGCGGCCTTTCTTATTGATGTAGGTAATGCCATTTCCACGCCGCCAGTAGTCGTTAACACTTGGTGGATACGGCAATATGAATTCATAGGTGTTCGTCATTTGGGCACCACCAGACCGCGCCGCGTCAGTTCCCGAAGCGTAAGCACGATGGCGCGGTCCATTAATGCGCGACGCTCCTCTCTTGTCAGTTCGCTGCCGTTATCGATAGCATGATGACAGTCAACACAGAGCGCTGCCGTCAGGCTGTCATCTGCCTTAAGGCCCATGCCTTTGTCCTCGTTGCGATGTGCCGCCTCTTCACCCCAGCGGCGGCAAAGGACGCAACAATCTAACTGGCGAACGGCGGCCAGCCATTTAGCGCTTCGATAAATACTCTTCACCCTCACCTCCACATCCGCTGTTGAAATGTTGTGTCCTGCCGTGGCGGGTATTTGCTTTCCGGCAGCAGTACGCGAACAACGAACGTCTTACAGCCAGCAGACAGAGACCGCTCCGCTTTCATACCGCGTTTGCGATACTGGCGAAGCAGCTCGTCGGCCTCTTCTGCGGTGCAATCCGAGTGTTCAAACCATCCCATACGCATGATTAAGCCTCCTGCTCTGCCCGGAGCTGCGCATATTCACAGTCCTCAGGAATAGTGAGGCGGCAACCGATGCTCAGTGCCCAAGCTTCAACTTGCGAGAGGAAGAAATGCATCTCGCCGGTATCGAGGTCGGAGGTATGACGGAGGGAACTGATTGTGGTTTTCTCGCCGGTAATGACGTCAGTCATCTCACGGCGTTCGTAGCCGAGGTAAGAATGCTTAAGCGCGTCTTTGACCCACCCAGGAGAAGCAAAGGCTTTGCCCCGCTTAATGAGATAGTTACTGATTTCAGCAAACCACATGTGCGCCAGCGCATTCTGTGAAAGGCTGCGAGTTTCGCGCCACGGTTTGATGATCAGGCGGTAGCAATCGCCAGTAGCCAGTAGCGGCTGCAATTGCTGACCGATGGAAGCGAAGTTGGATTTGTGAAGGCGGATGCCGTCTTTGGGAAAGTTCACGCCGCACCTCCGTAGAGGTCGAACGCTAAACACAGAAAAACCCCGCTCACGGGTAATGCCGAGAGCAGGGCAAAGTCGGGGAGTTTTAGAAATTGCATCTGCGCCATAGATTCCATTGAATGGCACAGTGTTACTTAGCGAGCTGTTCAGGCTCGGAGCTTATTTTAACTAAAACCAAATACTCTTTGCATCACTGCGAGCCGCAGATGAAACCATTTCCTTTAGAGTGTTAAGCGAACACACAAACTCATTGTTTCTAAGCGCTACTGAACGCCAGCGGGATTTATCGAATCGCGTAAACAGTACTCTTTCGGGTGTTTTCCGTTTCCCGCTGCGCGTCTTTACCTCATCGATTTTTCCGACGATCTTACAGCTTTCACAGTCGATCAGAACCAACCCACTCTCCGGCAGTGCTAAATTAAATACTCTCACAAAGTTCATCTCCAATGATACGGATGTAGCAGATATAGAAAGTAACCAGGCCTGATTAATTGCGTGAAAATTATTATAAGTGTAATGTTAATTTTCAACAGCCTTTAAATCATTAACAAAAAATTCAATGATCAATATAAAATCAACCCTAAATAAAAATTCGGAAAATGAATCAACACAATTCAAATATTTAATCACCCCCCCCGATCCACATATACCCCATGCTTACTCAAGAAACTTTATAACGGAAAATTCAGAATGCGGGACGCTGCTAAATTACTATCGCAGCCTCACTTATGTGTAACCGCATCATCATGAAATACGAGCTAGTTAGCATTAAACTTTTTATGCAACTGCAAGCAATGAAACTGTTTTAGTTTTTTTGCAAACAAAATTGCTGAAAAGAGAGATGCTATCTCGCTAACGAAAGTTATGAACATTATCATGAAAAGTAATTCTGTAATGACATAAAGAGCTAACTGAATGCCCGATGCCAGGTCTGGCGACTGGTGTAACGTATCGATAAGCGCATTTATACCGATGTAAAATCCCCAGCCGGATAGCGTCAAAAAGAATACAAGCACAAGCAGACTTGAAATAAAACCCCTCGTATATAGTTTTGGCACATCGTTATCATCAACTGTAAAAGATTTATGATGTTTTAGAAATTCGTAGCCATTAATTGTATGTGCAAGCAAGTTATTTGCATGCAAATAATCAAAAAATATCCGAAGCGTCTGGATACGAAAATGCAAACCGTATTCTGCCAGTTTTAACTTATTAACATAGATGCTTGATTTATCTTCTTCACCCTCCTGATAAATGATAGTTATCGCATCTAATTTATCTTTTAACGGCAAAGAAACATATTTATTTGCTGATATTACCTCAACAACTTTGAAGGGGGTTTTTAAAAACTTAAATATCAAGCCAGCCAAAGTCAACATAACTGGTATGGCTGTGATCGCCTGTGATAAAGTCAACCCCCAATCAGCCAATATTTCTTTAATCAAAACCACTCTCCTTTTTAATTATGAATAAAATGTACCGCTAAAAATGATATCTAACGAAAAACTATTATAAATCTTTCTTCAAAAAAAGAAATTCAACTTTAAAAACTATAATGCGTATCGTCATATTTTTTGATGTTTACGATTGAGGAGGCAGCAATAGTGCCATACACACACAAAACACGCCTCATAGCATCACTGGCGCGACATTCGTTAAAAATAAGATTGCGTGCCTTGCCTTCCCCTTTTCTCCTCAGACGATACGTAAGCATTCGCCAATCACGAGACTCAACGATGAGTTCCCCTCCATGCTCAAGCTTGCGCGCGGCATGCTGTACGGACTGCATAGTCAGCCCGTAGTATTCGGCAATTTGCGCAGTAGTGAAGCTGGTGTGTTTAAGCAGGTAATGTTTTATTGCTTCTTTCGCTGTCATAGATCCGACTCATCAAACGCTCTTGCGTGGTTTCTTCAAAATGTCGCGCCGTAATCGGGCGATGATTTCTAAGCCCCGCTCACGGGAAACGGGCTGTGGCCTGGGCTTTTCAATCATCGGCACCGGATCAAGGATGGTTTCGCCGCTGGCGATACGCCGGGCCATTTTCAGCAGCTCCACCTTTGCCTGCTCGGCCAGCTCCCTCTCTGTCCAGCCGTTAAGGCGCATACCGCTATACAGGCCCGTAACAAGCCAGTAATGGGCCGGGTGCTTCCACGGGTAATCCGCAGGGGATGCGTAAAGCCCACGCCGGGCGCAGTAGGTGCGCATCATTGCCAGCAGTTCGGCTACTGCGGGCAGCCCGGCCTGCTCGAACTCCCCTTCTCGGCACCAGTCGATAAACTGCCCAAGCGACGGCCAGAACGGGGAAAGGCTGGCGCGTGCTCGCTTCATGCCTGCGGCCAGTTGCTCTCGTCGAACGATGCCATTTTCGGCGAAAGCCATAATCCACTGCTGCTTGGCCGCGGCCTCCTCTGCTTCGGTGCGTAGGTTTGTCGCAGCCGACGCCGGGAATACCTGCTTGAGCTGGCGAAACAGCGCATCAACCAGACGCTCAGCCTCGGTGTTTACTACGCTCTGTTCGGGTCGCTCCGGCACCGGATGGTATTTACCTGCCAGCCGGGAGATCGTGCGATTGTCGCGTTGCGCGATGGCCTGAATCAGTTGCTGGCTCAAAACACATCCTCCCAGGCTTCCGGGCTGTTCCAGTGCGGAACGTGACCAGCGTTAGCCGGGGCTACGGCGCGTCCGGGCGCTTTGACAGGGAATAAACCCTGCCAGCCGTTGGCTATGGACTGGTTAATCACTTCCGCCGGGTTGTTACCTGCATCCCGGAACTGGCTCAGCAGTTTGATGGCCTTCGTCACGGTCAGCATGGACTTGATCGGTTTTTTGCTCTCGGCGCGGTACTGAACCCATTCACGCCAGACAGCCCGATCGAGCCAATCGGGAAGAACGACATCAAGCGGGTTGAATTTCGCCTTCCCCCCTTGGGGGGTTAGGGGGGTATTTTTTTTTGTATTTTGTATAGTGTCTTTTGTGTTCCCCTGTTTTGAGGGATTGGACTCCCTCAATTTGAGGGATTTTTTATCCCCTTTTTTAGGGGATTTTCCCTCGGTTTGAGGGACATCCCCCGTTTTAGGGGATTTCACCTCGTGTTGAGGGATATTCCATTCGTATACGTTAGGGTTAGGCCCAAACATTCCGCCCTGCTGCTTGATCACGCCCATTCTGACAAGCTCCAGCTTCGCTTCATTACAACGCTTAACTGGAAGCTTCGCTATCTCGGCGATCTGTGCATCAGTAACCCTGTCCATAGGTTTGTTCCAGCCGTAAGTTTTTCGTAGGATAGCCAGCAACACTTTAAACTGACGCTTGGTAAGATCTGCACCGGCGTACTCTGCAAGAAGCATGTTAGAAAGTCTGGCATACCCATCATCAAGGTCAGCCACTTTAAGCTCCACGGGCTGCTGTTCAGCCCCGAAATCGACATAAGCAACCTCACCCATTAGCGCCCCCGTAGTGTCTGTTTAAGGCCAGCGCCTTTGAGCCAATTTGCCTGGAAAAATGAATTGCGGTTTGACATAATTTCCTTGTAAGTAGTGTTTAGGCATTGCTCTCAGAAGCCCCGGAACTGTTGCAGCAGTTCGGGGTTTCGCCTTTTAAATGCTCCAGCATTGATATCAGCGCTTTCGCCACCTCTGCTGTCTGCTCGCCTTTGATGATTACCGTCTCGTCACGATCATCAAATCCAATTACCGCCAGCAACCTAGCAGCACGCTCAACAAAACAATTTTTCCCGGTCTGCATCCGGCTAATTTGAGAATGGTGAATGCCCATTTTCTTGGCAACCTGCGCGACGCCCAGGGCGGCTATGCCGCTTCTGATTCGGGTTTCGATCTGTAATTCCTTGCTGGTTGTGCTTTTTTGTGTGGTGTTCATAAACAATGATTCCCAATATTCCTTTCAATACAAACAAATCAGATACTTGAAGATGGTTATTAGTTATTTATCGCTTCGCTTAAACATGCCTTTTCTTGTCACAGGCTTCATAAAAATTGGGGTCATACTTGAGCACTCCATCTGTAAGGTGATCAAGCCTAGCTGCGCGCTTCTCAGGCACGGTATCACCCCATCTGGTGACAGCAACTTGAGATATACCCAAAGCACGAGCAATGGCGGCTTTTGAACCAAAATGACTAATTACACTTTTTGTATACATGCACCCTCCTAGTAACTTTAGTTATAAAGTTAAATCCTAACTAATGTTATGTCAAGTTAACTTATATTAATGCTATGAAAACTGCACATATCAGCGAACGCATCTCGACAAGGCGCAAAGAACTTGGGTTTACCCAACAACAGCTTGCTGACAAGGTTCAGAAGTCGAGCGTCAGCGTCTTTAAGTGGGAAAACGGGCAGACAGAGCCTAAGGGTAAAAGCCTCTTTGCCCTTGCGGCTGCGCTTAGGTGCTCTCCTGCATGGTTGATGTTTGGTGATGAAGACAAGTCACCCGCTCCAGCCGATTCACTTCCAACCGAGCTGGACGAAAGGCAAAAGAGGCTTCTAGACCTGTTTGAATCACTTCCTGAATCCGAAAAAGAATCTATTATCAGTGAGTTAGAAGTAAGGGTTGATAACTTTAACCGCTTGTTCGAAGAACTACTTAAAGTAAGAAAAGACCGCCCCTCAAAAAAATAAAGGCAACCAATTCAAAGGGTTGCTTTTCTTACTCCTGAAAAACTAACTTTTGTTAGTTTTTTACTTGCCATGAAAATTACCTTTAGTTATTCTTATCCCATCAACAGCAATCACGGCTCAGTGATACTTAGCAAAACGTTCCGCCAGCCGGGCGATAACGGCAAGGGAGACGATGGTTAATCAACACTACGGCACTATGCCGGTAATCAGGCAATGCCTTGAACCTGGAATGATGGCGCTCCGCGATGGTTGCGCTTATCGAGTCTCAGCGATCCGCGGTAAACACGTTTACCTTCACTCAATGCGCGAGCAAATCCGCATTACTGATCGTGTAGTCGAAGTTTTTCTTGATGGGTTCGGTAATCCCCTAACCCACTGACCCACCCTTTCAGACATTAATCAAACCCTCGTAATTGGCGGCTAACAAGGCGCCGGGGATTTTTACGCCCTTTTACAGGAGAAATCGTGAACGCGTATTTCATGCATGACCGTATCGAAGAGCGCGCATGGCAAGAGCACTACTTACAAATAGCTCGGGAAGAGGAAGAAGCAGAGCTGGCCGACTTATACGATCGCCAGCTCAAGTTTCATCACCTTCACGCTCTACTCAGCAACACCCAGGCGGATAAAGCCGCCCTTACTGCAACCTTCGATGATGTGGATTTTCAGGAAAAGGCAGCCGAGTTCCTGCGGTATGCCGCCGAAACGCTTGCGGCCAAACAGACTGCAATTAACATGGATTTGAGGAGAGGATGAGATGGCCCTTTTCCAGCGAGCCACTAATACACAGGCTTTCCTTAAAGCCGGAATCATGGGTTTTGCCGGAGACGGCAAAACTTACACTGCCAGCGAACTGGCGATCGGCCTCGTCCTGTTGATGCGCCAGCGTGGGCTTGCAATGGGTGATAAGCCGGTAATGTTCCTTGATACCGAAACCGGCTCTGACTGGGTTAAACCCCGTTTCGATGCTGAGGACATTGAGCTTTATACAGCTAAAACGCGCGCGTTTGTGGATCTGCTTGCCGCCGTTAATGAAGCGGAACAAAGCGGCTCAGTGCTCATCATTGACTCCATCAGCCATTTCTGGACGTGCTTGTGTGATGAGTACGCAACCCGCCGCAAACGTAAGCGTGGCCTTGAATTCTCAGACTGGGCCTGGCTGAAACAGGAATGGCGGCGTTTTACCGACCGTTTCGTTAACAGCCAGGCGCATATCATCATGTGTGGCCGCGCGGGCTATGAGTATGACTTTTTCGAGGGCGACGACGGAAAGCGCCAGTTAGAGAAAACCGGTATCAAGATGAAAGCCGAAACCGAGACTGGTTATGAACCCTCGATTTTGGTCCAAATGGAAAAGCAAATGGATCTGGAGTCCGGGCAGGTATGGCGCACCGCGCGCATTCTTAAGGACCGCTCTACTCGCATCGACGGCCAGTCATTCGCGAACCCGACGTTTAAACACTTTCTGCCGCACATTGAGTTCCTTAACCTGGGCGGAACACATTTAGGCGTGGATACCTCTCGCGATAATGGCGAGCTGTTTGCCGATGATGGTTTGCCGACATGGCAAAAAGAGAAACGCGCGAAAGAGATCGCCCTCGATGAGATCGTCGAGCTGCTGAATAAACATCATGGCGGCACAAGTAACGACGCTAAACGCGCTAAAGCCGATCTTTTGGAACAGGTGTTCTGCTCTCGCTCCTGGGAGCGAATTAAGGGCATGGACTGGCCGACCATCAAAGCGGCCCGCTCCGCTCTATGGCTTCAACTGGAAGGGGCTCCTTACGAATTCCCCGCTCCTTCTGGCGCGGAGAAAAGCGAACCAGATGCGGCTTACGATGAAGTGATCCCACAGTAATAACCGGGCCCACGCCCCGCTTTTTAGTAGTGAATTAAATTTTGTATTTTGATAGCGGCTTTCGGGCCGAGGAGGATTTCATGAGTGAAGTAGTGATGATTGTATCCCCTGGGAAATGGGTTGCGGAAGAACAGCTTATTGCGCTTAAAGGGTTCAAAAGAGGAACGTTGAAAAGAGCAAGGGAACAAAGCTTTCTTGAAGGCAAAGAGTACATACATGTCGCGCCTGATGGTCAGCCCTGGGATAACAGCCCCTGCTTTTATAACCTGGAAGAGATAGACCGCTGGATTGAACGACAGGCAATGGCAAAGCCACGTCGTTACTCCGCTTAAGTTCGTTTCAGTAAAAAGGAGTCGTAATGATTCAGTACCCAACGGGTGTGGAGAACCACGGCGGAAAACTCCGCATCTGGTTCCTCTACAAAGGGGTTAGAGTCAGGGAAAACTTGGGAGTCCCTGACTCCCCTAAAAATCGTAAAAAAGCCGGTGAGCTTCGCAATGCTATTTGTTATGCCATAAAAACGGGAACGTTTGATTATGCCGCGCAATTTCCGGACTCACACAATCTGGCCCGCTTCGGTGAAGCTAAACCCAACATTGATTTCGCCACCCTTACTGACAAATGGCTGTCGTTAAAGCAAATAGACGTCTGCAAGAACACTTACGTACGTTACAAGGCTGCCATTAAGAATGTAATGCCATACATCGGTGCCAGAACGTTCATCGCCTCGATCAATCAGGAGTTTTTACTCTCACTACGCAAGGAGCTACTAGTAGGTTTTCAACACCCTAAACACTGGCATACAGAACCAGTTAAGGGACGTACAGCCTCGACTGTTAACTACTATCTGCGAGTAGTAAACGGAGCATTAGAATTCGCTAAAAATAATGGCTATTTACCTTCAAACCCCATGCAAAATTTAGTGCCCTTGAAGAGAGCTAAATCTGACCCGGACCCGTTAACAAAAGATGAGTTTGAGCGCCTTATTGCCTGCTGTGACAACCGTCAGCTTAAAAACCTTTGGAGTCTCGCCGTTTTTACTGGAATGAGACATGGCGAATTATGTGCTCTGGCGTGGGAGGATATTGATCTAAAGGCTGGCACTATAACCGTCACAAGGAACTACACCTCAGCCCGGAATTTTACACCGCCCAAAACTGAGGCCGGAACAGACCGAAAGATCGTGTTGATTGATGCAGCTATTATGGTATTGCGAGACCAGGCCGAGTTGACCCGGCTCGGTAAGCAGCATGACATCAGCGTTGCTCTTCGTGAGTACGGTAAGACGCGACTGGATAAATGCACGTTCGTCTTTAATCCGGGCATATATACCAAGAACCCGCATTGTGGGATTAACTACGCTACTGGTTCTCTGAACATGAGCTGGGCTTCGGCTATGAGGCGCGCCGGTATCCGACACAGGAAAGCGTACCAGTCCAGACATACATATGCCTGTTGGGCTCTTTCAGCGGGAGCGAATCCCAACTTTATTGCCGGGCAAATGGGCCATGCAAACGCGAGAATGGTGTATCAGGTTTACGGTAAATGGATGTCTGAAAACGATGCGGATCAGCTCTCTATCCTGAACAAAAGCATAACTGTAAATGCCCCACCCATGCCCCACAGCAAAACCGCTGAGTTATAA